TCAAAATCCGAAAACGAGTTCAGTCCGGGTGGCACTGAACCGGGGTTCTCCTCCAGAAACCGAGCCATGTTGGTCTGCGCGATGCGCTTCTCCAACAGGTCTACGACATCATGTTCAACAATAAATTTCTTGAACGAGTCCCAGTCCTGTGTGGAGTAGCGCGTCTTGTGGATCATTGACACGGTTCCGTAGGCAGTGTTAACAGACTTGACGCCAAGCGCCTGCATCTGATCTTTCATAGCGAACTTGAGTTCGTCTTGTTGCGCTTTCAAAGTTTCCAACTTGTTGTCGTACTCCTGCGTTAGCGTGTCTACTTCGGTTTTTATCTTACGATAAATCCGGGCTAGTTTGTCCATGGGGACGATGATTTCAGTCATTTACTTCTCCTGTTGTTTTGTCTAAGACTTGACAGTCTACACGAATTATCCGGGCCTGCAACTCCTTTCTCAAGAATTTATTTCACTTTCAAACATACGGGTGAGCAGCGAGTTATCCACAACCTTGGAGGCCAAAGCTGTGAACATCTTCTTCTCCACCGGGCTACCTTCTATGTGGATAACTGTGACCTTATCGGAGTTCTGCCCCTTGCGGTCAGCACGGGCAATGCACTGGATGTACTGCTCCACGCTCATCAAGGGGCCAAAGAACACCACGGTGTCAGCGGCTGTTAGGGTAATCCCGTGGGCCGATGCCTGCGGCTGCATGACCAGCACGCGGGGGTCTTTCTCGTTTTGAAAACGCCTGATCGTGTCAGCGCGTTTGTTGGGGGTCACACCGCCGTGGATGCACTCCACGGCTATACCTTTTTTCAATAGGTGTTGGTGGATGGTGTCGATGCTGGAGCGAAACAGCGCAAAGATAATGACCTTCCTATTCGTCTCATCCAGTATCTCTTCGAGCACCGACAGGCGCGGGCCAGCATCAAACTGCACCACGTCTTTGTCGTCGGTGTACACAGCGCCACACGATATTTGCAACAACTTGCTGAGGTTGGCAGCGGCGTTGACAGCCGTGATCGTCTCCCCTGCGGCAGTGGCGGTCATGCGCTCTTTGAGCAGGTTGTAGTACTTGGCCTGCTGCGGGGTCAGGGGCACAAGGCGGGTGGTGGTCAGCACATCGGGTAAGTCCAAGCACTGCGCTTTGGTGAAGCGGATGGCTGGCTGGAGCGCAACGTGTACGGTGTCGGCGGCGTTGGGCTTAGCGGCCCACTTGAACATGGTCACTTTGTTCATCACCATGTCCCGCCAAGCGGTGTAGAACTTGGGCACGTTGTTGGGGTTGACCAGCTTAGCCAGCCCGTACGCATCCGCAGGGGACTGCGAGGCCGGTGTGCCCGTCATCATCCACAGGTAGGTGTCCGGGGTCAGGATGGACGCCAGCGCTTTCCAGCGCCGTGTGGTCTGCGTCTTGTACGCGTTGGCCTCGTCCACAATAACTAAGTCAAAGCGCCCGTCCTTACGCACCTCGTCAGCGATCAGGTTGAGCCCATCGTAGTTGGTGATGACGAACTCGTAGTTCTGCTGCACCATCTCGATACGGCGGCTAGATTGCGCATGGTGCGCTACGACGGCAGATCGGTGGATGATGCTGTTGCTCAAGTCCCCCAGCCAAGCTGACTGCATGATCGAGAGCGGGCACAGAATAAGCACGCGGCGTACCTTGCCGATACCCATCAGGTAATCCGCAGCCCACAGCGCCGATAGTGTCTTGCCCGTGCCCGGCTCAGAGAACACGAAGGCTTTGCGGTTGAGCGTCAGGAACTCAGAGGTTACCCGCTGGTGATCCATTGGCTTGTATCGTCCGGGCCAGCTATAGCGCTTGACGATTGGTGAGGGCGCATCCTTCACGCCCAAGTTGCGTAGTACCTTGACCTCCTCCAGCCCCCAGTACACCAATACCTCGTACGTGCCATTGCTTTCGCTAATGACTTTGTGCTTGGGGATGATGGCGTATTTGTCGGGGTTTCTGGTCTTTAGGAGTATTGCTTTGTCATCAACGATTTGCATTTGCTTCTCATGTAGTTATTTGATTGTGTGATCGCTGTTACGAGCAAACGATCTGTTGGCCGAGGCCGACTTGACGCGCAGATTACTTCGCACAGTACCGCCGCCTTTACTGACTGGCTTCTTGTGGTCAACGTCTTTGCCGTCACCTTTGTGTACCAACCCAGCCTTCTCCATGATGGAGCGCGCTTTGTTACGCGCAGCACGTTTTTTTATAACGTCTGGCTTCTGTGCATACGCAGGATACGTGCTGCGATCTTTGGGGTCTTTGTAAGGCATGAATGTTCCCTTTCAATGTTTAGGGTGGTGTACACAAGTGGTGGCCGGACACCACGGGCATAACGGCGAAGGCTTAGCGTTCCACACGCCTGTCTCATGGGCTTGCTCAATGCGTGCAGCACGCTCACGATAGTCCCACCAATGGGACTCGGCTTGATCGAAAGTCATGCTGTGTTTGGTCATGCTGCCCTTGACGATAAACAGTAGCGCTGAGTTGACCTTGCGGATATGCGGGTAGTGCGCAAACACCATGATCGACATGAGTTTTAGTTGGTCGCGGTCAGGATACTTGTCCGAGCCCGTCTTCCAATCGGCAACCCACGCCGTCAGGTTGTCGTCATCAATGATAAGCAGGTCAGCGATGCCGCGTACCCACACGTCCTTTGCTTTCCAATCACAAGGCTTGAGCGCCTTGGTCAGCGCCATCTGTTGCTCAGCGAGTTTGCGTCCGGGCTTCTTGAGTAACTCATCGACCACGGGAACAAACTGCGCATAGGCAGCGGGCACTGGCGTGTTGTCGCGGATGTATAGCTCGATTGCTTTGTGGACTTCGTTGCCGTACCTTGTGGCCTCAGTCTCAGTGAACGGGTAGTTCTTCAAAACCTTGACCTCTTGATACCGCTTGGGGCATCCCTCGTAATCTTTCAGAGCGCTATGACTCCACGACACTACTTTCATTTAGAACCTCGCTGTGTCAATTGCATGGGAAAGCCGTGATGCAAACCCACGTACAAATGCTTCGTCACGGTTCAGGTTGTCCCTACCCATGTCGTGCAAGATGGCATGAATAGTCTCGTGCCAAAACGAATCGCGGATGTCAGCGCCTGCAATCTTACGTCCGGGGGAATGATGTGTTGCAATCTGTATGTTGCGGTTTTGGTAGTTGACCCGCCCCATACAGTTCTTGTCGATCAAAGCCTCGACTACCTCTACCGAGTACATCCGCTTGCCCACGCGCATACGCCGTGGGATTGGGGTTCTTTCTTTTGTTGACATTTGTTTCTCCTATCCTTTTGCTAGTCCATATCTACGGTGCGCACCACCGTCAGCGTTCAACGGAATCCCCGGCATATACCGTGGCTCCATAGTCATTTGCGCCAAGACCCAAGTCTTAGCGTACTCAACATCTGCATCGGGCACAACGGCAATAAGCTCGTCATGCACTGTGCCTTTGATGGGATAGCTTTTTGCTACGCGAAGCATCCCGTCGGTCATCACAATCCGGGCAGTCGCCTGCACCACATTGTTCGTTATTTTACCAGCATACAGCTTGGTGGCATCCTGCCCATAGACCCACTGGTTCCTGCCCTTATCGTCCTTGACTTGGCGCAGGTCAGGGTACAGGAGCTTCATGCCGTTGGGCAACTCGATCTCGCCCTTCCTGAACACAATGCATTTATACCTGAACTCCCGCCCCTGCGCAAGCGCTGTGTCAATAAGGCCGCTGCACATGTCCCAAAAGGATACCACGGGGTGCGCCGTGCTGCGGTAGATGTCGATGATCTTCTTGGCCGCTACGCAGTGGATTAGTAGCTCCACGTCCGTGCAGGTGTGGGGAATCTCCGTCATCTTCTTGAGGTTGTCCTCCCAGTCTACGAACTTGTCCACGTACGCAGCATCCACGCCCAGCTTGCGGGCAAAGCCCTTGTCATAGCGTACAGGCGGAGCGCCAAGGAAGCCGGTCAATAGCTGCTGCGCAAACGATGCCCAGCCTAGCCCATAGCCGCAGCCCAGCAGGGCTGACTTGGCTGACTGACGCAGGTCAGGGTGGCTGTCCTTGGTCATGCCGGGGATGTTAAACATCTGCGCACCAAAGGCAGCGTACGGGTCAGCGCCTGATCTAAAGATACCCAGCATCTCCTCGTAGTCCGAGTACCAAGCCAGCACACGCGGCTCGATCTGCGACAAGTCACCCACCACCAACTGATACCCCTTGGGGGCCATGATCGCTTTGCGTAGGAACGAGCCACGCTTTAGGTTCTGCATGTTGATAGCGCTGCCCTTGCTGGCAGTCCAGCGCCCCGATAGAGCGCCGTAGTAACTCAGCGGCACAGGCAGCGGGCCACGCTGGGAGATTTCTAGGAACCGCTGCGCCCGTGTGCGCTCAGTCGTTGACTTGACCTTGAGCCTAGCCTCGCACAGCGAAGCCACGTCCTCGTTGTCCCCGTTGAGCATGGCTTGGAACATAGCGTCCGTCTTGGCGAATGCAAAGTTGACACCCTTGGGGTGAGGAGTTTTGACTGTGGGCTTTTTCTTCTTGGTCGGCGGCTCCACGTTCAGGGTGCGCAACAGTTCAGCAAACTGTCCGTTGCTTGCCAGCATAGCGTCCGTCACGTTCAGCCTTGTCAGTAGCTCCTCACGCTTTTCCTTCTCATCTTCCAGCGCATTAACTAGCATGAGCTTGTCAAGCTGCAACACCGGCTCGGTGTACATCTTTAGCGTCATGTCGATGAGGCGTAGTTCCGAAGTAGGGTAGCCCGCAACGAGGCGCTTGAAGATTTCTTCACACAGGTATACATCGTGCGCACAGTAATCAGCGAGTTCTTTTTCTGTTTCAGCCGAGATGTGAGTGAGGCCATCGGTACTATAGACGGCTGTTCCTTTTGCGGGAAGACCAAAATCTCCTGCAAGTCTGGCGAGACTGTTGCCAACTTCCACGCCGCGAAGAGCACGCGCCATTGATAACGTGTCGAAGATAAACGCGGGTCTGACGTTATACCGCCAAGAGAGGATCGCAATATCGAATTGGGCGTTATGTGCAAGCACGGCGGTTCGTCCCCAGTCGATCCCAGATAGGAACTCAGGTAGGTCATCTCCTCGAATCCATCTAGTAGGTGCTGTGTCCCCGAATTCGTGGACTCCCATTCCAAACGCATTAAAAGTTTTGGCACGTATGTACTCCTCGGTTGTTAGTTTTGATAGTGTGTAACTCTTGCTATCCCAGTACGTTTCAAAATCAACTGTCAGTATGCGGTCGTAGGGAGCGCTCAATTGAACATCTCCTTGGCGGGTGCGCCTGCCATAAGTTCACCGTGCATCTTGATAGCCAGCATGCTGACCATCTCCATAACTTCGGCTTCGTCAAGGTCAATGGCCGAGAGCATCACCCCGTCCTCCACCACCTCCAGCGTAAGCATGCCGCCGTTTTGTTTGGCAAACGCCAAGGCCACGCGCTCAAACATTTGCAGCATGGCGGTGACCCGCGCAGCGGGCATGCCCTCGATGCACTCCTCCACTACCTGCGCAATGCGGTTGAATTCTGTTTTATCCATAGCAGCTTCTCCTCTAGTTCGTTTATGTTTGTCTCGCGGATGACCAACGCATGGCCCCCCGCCGCTTGTATTGCAGCAAGCTGCCTGTCTTGCAGCGCTGTGGTCTTGCCCTTGCCTGCCTTGGCCTCGACAGCTAGGAACACACCGTCGACGCAGCACAGGAAGTCAGGCACGCCCGCCGCCCCAAAGCCAGCCCCAAGGGGCATGGTGTAGTAGACCTCGTAGTGCGACAACACCGCCTTGATTGTCTTCTTTACAAGGCCTTCGGGTGTCACTTGCTACCCTCCACCATCGCCCTACGCGCCGCTTCCAGCGCGGCCTTGGCGTCCAGCTTTAGGTGTTCGTTCTCCTCCTGCATCTCTTGCATGCGGATGTACGCCTCGGCGGCGAAGTCAGCTAGGTTTTTGTTTGACCAAGCTGCGAAGTTGGGGACGTCTTTGGGCTGGTTCACTTTGGTTCCTTTCGTTTGGGTTTGAGTGCGGCAATGCCGTCTTCGGGGGTTGGGTTGCGCTCTTGCATGAATATATCCGCGTGTTTAAACGCTTCCTTGTGGAGATCGGCAAGGCTGTGTTCATCCCTAATTATTAACGCCGCCATAGCAAACATCGCGGTTAGGTCACGTAGGTTTTGTTCGTGCTCGTTCAAGGGGTTTCTCCTTTGGTTTGGGGCAGTTCTCAGGGGCTACTATTACACACCATACGGCAGCCCATTGGCTTTTGCAAGCTGTCCATCTGTCTATGTAAGCGTCGGGCATTTGGGGTAGGGCGCGGTTGATGGCGCCCCTGTCTTTCTCCAACCGCTCGGCTATATCAGAGATGGTCAGGCCGTCAGGGTATTTTTGTAGCACCATGCGGATGCCGTAGTGGTTGGACTTACGCATCCCTACCCCACCCAAACAAGTGCTTTACACGGTACTTCAAGATAAGCCAAATGCTTTGGTTGCGTAAACGCTCCAGTAGTTCAGCCCGTTCCAGCAGCAGTTCGCTGTTGTGCATGGACAGTAAGTTCCACGCTTTCTCAATATCTTCTTGCTTCATACTTTCTCCTTTAGATTGGCATCGTCGCCCAATCCGCCATCGCCGTTACGCCAACCAATCTCAAAGTTCAGCCAACCAATCCCAATCCAAAACTCGTTATCAATTCCAACGGCAAGCGCGGGCCACACCAAGTAGTGCGGTTGGTTGTATTCAAAGTAAATCATGTGTTCTCCTTTGGTTTAAATGTACCGAGTGCTAAGAACCAATCTTGGAACACATCAGCAGGGCGGCATCCTAAGAATATGCCTCTGCTATCACGCACCTTGGATATGGCGTCAACTATGTCTTTCCAATCGTCTTGGTTCATGCCGTAGTGCATGCCCGGCTGCTCCCCAAAATTACGCGCTTCCTGCGCATCTATTATTTTGTTTGCCATATCTAAAGCATTCCTCAAGCGGAGCAATTCAAGCTCAATGTCTTTTAGTTTGGCAAGGGTCTCAAATGTTTTTTCTTGTGAGTTCATGTGTTCCACCTTTCTGCTAATGCAATTGCGTTTTCTTTGGTTGTAAATACCGCTCCGGGCTTATCCCTAAAGCGTAAGCAGTTGAAACCATGCGCGTTGTATACGCCATGCGACCCATCGGGGTATACGGCATTCATTGCAAATGGTTTGTACGGCGGCTTAGCAAAGTACGGGTTAGGTTCCGCAGATGTCGCGTCCTTGCACGCAAACGTGCCTGCTGCAATAGTAATAAGTGCTTCAATCTCAGTCATGTTCACCCCCTAATACAGCTTGTATATCTTTCCAATCCTCTGCTTCTGGCTTCCTACCAAACTCGCGCTCAAATTTTTTAGCCGTAGAACCAAACCACATCAAGCGGTTCATAAGTTCTTCATCACCAAGTTTGGCTTGCAGTTGTTTCCATTCCGGTCGGTCTGTGTATTTCATGTGTTTTTCTCCTTAATAAGGGCTTGCAGGGCTTCCCCAAATGCAAGCTGCCCTTGCATTTGATGGCCCCCGCGATGTTCTTTTAACACTGCAAAATAAACATCTTGTATTTGCGTGCGAGTCAGGTCTACCCATGTGCGTTTAAACGATTGGTCTAATAAATGTAGGTTGTCCAATTCACTGGTTTGTTCGCATTTTGGGCAACGCATCATTGCTGATGTCTTCATGTGTTCTTCTCCTTGAGTTTGGCTTCTGCATAATCAACGCCCAATTCCCATGCTTGTACTTCTGCGGCATTAAATAGCAAACCATTTTCAAGCACTCGTTTACCATCTTTCTCCGCATCCGTCAGCCCTACCCACGGCTTTTTATAAACCTGCGTGTCATCGTCATCCTCATCCATTGTTCTGTTCCTTTAATTTAGCCACTACGGCTTGAGCAATAATTAAGACGTCAGCAAAATCAATTTCTGCTTCTGTTGCATCTGCCACTGGTGATGCACGCCACCAGTTAAACCATTCGCCTTCTGTAGGTTCTACCCACGGGCGCTGTGGTGGGGTGGTGTAAACGGGGAAGCAATCTTTGCAACCTTTGTCCGCTAGTGGTAAACCAAACAAACCGTCTTCGTCCGGAGTACATAACCACGCCACAGGCTCCTGCGCTGGCTGTGCCAGCTTGTCCTGCGCCGCTGCCTTTTTTGATTTAAATCCTGTCATTTCCCGCAACTCCTACATCTAGTTAATATCGTGAACACAGGTCGTTTGCAGTACACGCAATAAGATTGATAGCCTGTCATGTTGTCCCCCTTGCGCGGATTTGTGCGGCTACTCCAACACGCGGAGAGCCATTACTGTGCCAATGCTCTGCAATATCTGCACACGCTTCACGCTCCTGTGCTATTGCCTTGTTAACCAACCGCAAAACTTCTTCATCGCAATCCATCAAGCGTTTAAATGCAACAAGGTTAAGTTGCTCTGTATGGAATAGTAAGTTGTATTCATCTCGTGTCATCTTTCTTCTCCTTATTTTTTGTACATATTTCATGCAGTTTTTCTTCAATCGCACCCATGTGATTACCAGACCACATGTCCCACGTAGCAGTACGTTTTTGATTAATGGTCAAGTCACCATTTAAACTGTGCCGTAGTAGCTCCCCCATCTCCTTGCAGCTTGCGGTAAACCGCTTGGGTTCTTCCTGCGGTGGGCAGATTGTGTATGTGTATGGTAGTTGTGCCATCAGAACTTCCCCCATATTAAAAAAGATAACAGCGTCACTGTCGCGGTCACAGCAATCACGGCAATCAGTGCCTTGACCTCGCCAAACACTTCCTCTGCGGGGTCAGGGTCATGCTCCCTGCCGCGCTCTATGTATGTTTTGTCTGCTGGTTTCATTTAATTTTCTCCTCGATTAAGTCATTTACTCCCCTGTACACATCGGCGTACAGATTTGCCCACTCCTTGGGCGGCACACCTGCTGCATAACCTGCGTCAACCACAGCCATGATTGCGCGGAAGAAATTAATCCGCTCTGCCTCGGGTAGTGCTTTGATTTGTTCTTGGAATGTCATTTGTATTCCTTAATAGTGAACCCACGCAATGCGGCTTCTGTAACCACTTCGTTGACTGACTTGCGCCCCATGTTTGGTATGCGCTTTAAATCAGATTGTGTGTACGAAACTAACGTACCTACGGTGTTTATACCTTCAGCCAATAAACAATGGCGCACACGTATTGTTAAGTTCCAATCATCCAATGGCGATTCGTTTTCTTTTGCCTTATCTTTGATGCGTTCTTTGAGCGCGTAGTCCGCTTGCATATACGCTTGCTCTGCGTTGAGTTTCATGTGGTTAGGCTTATCGTCCGTGTAAAGGCGCAGTATCTGCCCCGCAAAGTAATCCCGCAGGGTCATGTCCCTTGCAAAGCCGCCTGTCTTGACCATCCAATCGGTGTAGTCTTTCGCTATCTCTTGGTTGTCTTTCATTTAGTTTCTCCTTCTCGGTTGTTAATACAAAACGCATACCAATTTTTTTCTTGCAGCGCATGGCTAAGTGATGCGGCAAACCTAAGAGCTTGCTGTGTTGTGTCGTTGGGGTCTTCTAGGTGTGACGTAGGTATTTTGCATATCGCCCACAGCCTCAGTGCTTCATCGTCCGACAGTAGTTGCCATTGCTGGCGCGTGCCTTTAAGTATGTTGTGTAGGGCAACAACTTCTTTCTCAGCCTTTAACCACCGGATGGTGATGCATTCCTCGCATTTGCAACGCCAATCATGCTCTTGTACAGGTACAGGCGAACCCGCCCATAGCGTTTCTTTGTCAATCACTTGTACTCCTCTATGCGCTCGTTCAAGCGCTTGATTCGGTTGACGTTGTAGTCCACGATTGACTGTGCGTATTCCACAGCCGTCTCGGCTTCGAGCTTCTCAAGGTGGGCGTGTGCCAGTTCAGTGGCAATTACTTCCAAGGGGGTCGGCTTCTTAAATGGTTCGCGCATTAGTGTCATTAGTTTGTTCATTTGCTTTCTCCTTCAAAAATAAATTTCAACCGCATGTACACAAGCCGCGCTTGCATCAGCGGCACTTCGCTCAGCCATTCCTCGATGTCCATAATCCTGCGCTCTTGCTTGTCCTGCGTAGCCTGCGGCTGGGGCGCTGCTTTGACCTCCGGCTTGGGCGCTGGCGCTGGTGCAGCCTTTGGCTTGGCTTTCTTGACGTGCTTGGCTTTCCCCTTACTTGTACTACTGAGCGGCACATACTCTTTGAAGTTGGCGTACAGCTTGCCATCGTCTTCCATTCGCACCAAGCGTTGCTTAATCATCTGCGACAGGATGCTGTGCGTTGAGGACTGTTTGTACCCTTGGTCATCGAGCAAGGCCAGCACCTCTTTGCGTGTGTGTCCGGGGTTGTCCCTGACGGTGTTGAACGTGGCGCGGGTCACGTTGTTGGTGGTCTTGAACAGGTGTTCTTTGGGTTGGTTTTCCACTTGCTTCTCCGGTTGATTGTTAGTTCCTAAGTAATCGTCCCACTCGTTGAGTGCTTGGCTGAGCGCGGTTTTGATATCGGTCATTTATCTTCTCCTATGAAGGTTGTTTGGGAAAAATAGTGTATCTGAAAAAACTCCCTCTTGTCTATTGCTTGACAATTATTTTTTAACTATCGTCCAGCCCATCGCCTCTATGACGCGGGTCAGACTCTCCTCGGGCACCACTCCATTGGTGATGACCACCTCCTTCTTGCTAGGGTAAACCCTGACAAGTGTCTCGCTGCGAGGGATGCCCCATACAGCGCCATCTCCCATGAACGCAAACAGGCGCTCAGTCCACGCCACTGAGTTAGCCATGCCCTCTTTGGTTTTGATGTCGTAGTTCATTTGCTTTCTCCTTCATCATCAAAGTCATAGTCGTCATAGTCGTCATACTCATCGTACTCGTGGGCTTGCTCGTCAATAGCGCACTCACGGGCGGATTTGTAGTTGGGGCTTGGGCGGTCTTCGTTCATATCAATCTCCTTGTGCTAGTCTTGCTTTGAATGCCTCGCGCTCTGCCTTTATCTTGGCATACTGCTTGGCGGAATTGGCCCGGTTCTTGTCGAGCTTGGCTTGTGCTAGTTCAGCGGACTTCTGCGCTATCACCTGTGCCTTCTCAGGCGTTGGCTCCAGTAGGTAGTCCCTGTCTAGTCTCTTGCACTCATCCCTGAGTAACTCTATTTGTGATGCTGGCCTCTTAGTCCTTCGGCTAGGGCGTGGTTTTGGTAACGAACGTGGTTTGACCTTGTGCGGGAATGCCACTATCGGTAGGTCAGGGAACTCATGCACCGAGGCGATGGCATCGGTAAATGTCAGCTTTATCTCCGTAGGTATCCAGTCCACCCAGCTTCTGCCGTTGTTGGGTATCTCCTTCTCTATCGCCACGGCAGCAGGCGTCTTGTCCGCCTTGTCTTTGTACTTGCGCATCTTGCCCAACAGCTTCTCCAGCAGGGCTACGTAGGCTTGGTACACCTCCAGCCTGCGCATGGCAGGCGGCTTAGTGAACTGTGCAGCATAGGCGGTCTGACTCTCCCGATGCGCCTCCTTCTCGTAGCGTTTGACCCTTGCGCGAGGCACGCGCAGGGCCACTTCCAAAGGCCGCGCAAGCGTGCCCCACATGGTTTTGATGAAGCCCGCTCGAATAGCCTCACGGGTTTCTTTGGGTCTTGGGTCTCTTTGCATGAATGTTCCCTCCTTTATTCGGCGTATGCCGCGTCAAACAACGTAGCAAGGATGGCATCGGGGTCAGCCGTGCCCAGCATATCTATGGCATCACGCACCGCCTCGGGTGTGAGCCTCTCCTTGTTGATGAACTTCTTGGCTAGCTTGCAGTCCTCGGGATACACCGACTCAGCCATCAGCGTGACCAGCGGTTGCTTGAACCCAACCTCGGCATCCAAGAGCGCCTCGTATAGCTCCTCCTCTTGATGGGTGAAGTTAAATTTCGCAAGGTAGCTGCTGTCGTAGTCCTTGATGTCCTTGTAATCCCACGCCGTGGGCACGCTGTTCCACTTGCCCATGTACGAGGCGTAGCCATCGTCCTTGTACTCCACCACCTTGGGGTCACGCTCGGTGGGACACGTGTCCCAGTCAATCTGCACGATGGCAGCGGCAAGCTGGTCAAAGTGAATCATGTCAAGCTCCTCCTTGGCCGTGTGCTCAAAGTAATACCCGCACGAGACGTTCGTGCACTCGGGGATGATGTCGGTGAACTCAGCGGTATCGGTATACACGCCTGTATCGTCGGGGGAGTACATCAGGTTGTCATTTGTAGCGTTGAGCGCATCAGCCAGCCCCTGCGCGAATGCATCGGAGCAGCAGCGGCCATAGCCTTGGTGCGTTATCACGCTATCCGTGCCCTTGCGGTCAAAGGCCACAGCCCTGTCGAACTGGGAGAGTAGCTCTTTGTGTTGGTCTGCGAGGTGCTTGGCCCCGATGCCGCCGCACTCCTCGCCCTGAGTGAACACGTAGTAAGCCGGAACCCCAGCGTGCATCATGTGCATGAGCAGCGCACAGCCCACGCCATCATCCGCACCGAGCGCAGCGCCATCGGCATACCACTTGGTAGCGGTCTTCCTGATTTTGTTAGCGCCGGGTGTGCGGTGTACTGTGTCCACGTGTGCTGTGAACAGCGTCCTGTGGTGGTCTTGGGTTCGTGCGTCTATGTGCAGGTTGTTGGCCTCGTCCAGCCACGCCGCACCGAGCAAGTGCTTGGGCAGGTGTTTGAATATCCACGTGGTGAACTCCATCGTAGTGACAGAGGCGTGGGGACGGGCAAGGGATAGCGCACGCGCTAGCGTCTTGTGCAGGATGTTTTTGTATTGTTTAGTCATGGTTTACTCCAAAGGTGATTCTGTTTGTTCAGGTGCGTACTCGTCGGCGTAGTCAATGTGTACTGTCTTACCGCACTCGGTCTCGTAGCGGATGCCCTCCTCGTCGTTCAGGTAGTAGTCACCGCTATGGTCACAGCACCACGCATCGTCCTCGTGTGCCCACTCGCCATTGGCAAGCTCTACGCAGTCACGCGCTAGCTCGTACTCATCGCTGTGCTCACAATGCACGACGTCATCGGAGAGGTGGTATTCGTCCAAGCGGTCAATGTAAGTGGCATCATCTGAATGCACATGGTCACCATCGGCAAGCTCGACGATGCTGTTTTCCGCTAGGTAGCCTGAATCGTAGTGCTCGTTACCGACACGGATGATGCCCTCGCTGTCGTGCAGGTAGTACCTGTTGCAGTTGCGTCCGTACACATAGGTGTAGTGGTTGTCGAGACAATGCTCGCACACCTGCTCCTCCCCGTGCATACCTGCCCAGTGCCCATCACCATCACGCACTCTGTCGCCGCAGTCTGTGCAGGTCTCGCCGCTTAATATGTCGGCATCGCCGCCGGTCTGGTCAAACTCCCACTCGGCATCGCTGTCGTCGTCGGTGATATAGAACCCGTCAGTCACGTACTTACTCTCGCCGTCAAGGTACGGCGCAAGAAAGCCGCAGTTGTTGCCACGCACCGAGATTTGCTTGAGCTTGTAGCCTGACCACGAGCAGGTCTTCTCATAGCCCTGCTCACGCAGCCAAGCCTCCAACCTGTCGTCGGTCTGCGAGTAACTGCTACCCGTGTCGCCACGATACGAGCGCACATAGTACGTCTCGTTGCACAGCGCACGGCCAGTGATGTTCCCGCACTCTGTGTATAGCGCCATGTGCCAGCCAAGCTCAGGTGCATACGCCTCGTACGGATGGCGGTCGTCGGGGAACCTATCCCTGTCCTTGGACATGCATGATGCAGGGCCGTTCTCGATGGCGTGCACCATCTCCTCCGTGGTGCGCACGAACTTACATTGCCCCGGCGCATACTTGGCAGCGATGTCGCGTATCGTGTCGCTGGGTAGCATGGGGAAGTGGCGCGTCAAGTACTTGCCCACGCTGGTGACCACCTGCCGGTCTGCCTCACCTGAGCGCTCGTCCCGTGTGTAGGCAATCTTGTGCTGGCCCTCATCGGATGTGTGCGGCCACTCCAGCACCAGCAGATGCCAGTTATGGGGGTCAGCCTCGTAGACTGCGTGCTGGATGGCCGGATGTATGTCATAGCCTGCGCAGATTTGCTCACGCCGATGCCACGGGCGTGATTTGTACAGCACCCGCGTGAGGTCACGCATTGCATCAAGCATACGTTGCGGGCGCTTGGTTGCCCATTGGTCTAACTCTTGTTGCGTCATTTTGCGCATTTGATTCTCCTAGTTTCTAGTGCAGCGTGAGACGGCACGCTGCGAACCGCTGGTGGGACACGTGTCCCACTTAATTTGTGAA